TGTACTGCAGCAATATCTTTTTCAATATTAATTATTTTCTGATTCGTTATGTCCAGAGATTCTTCTAAGTATTCTTCCATATTTTTCCAGGTTAACTTTAAGAAATGGCTTATATTTTTCGATGATTCTAGAAACATCTGGCCATAAAAATGTGTCGGAAATATTTTCATCAAAAGACTTTTTATAATCTAATAAGTAGTCTAATATAACCAACGTTTCAATAGTTATTGTCTTGCGAAGATATGCTTTAATTATATATGGATGTTCGCCTTTCGAGATTTTAAAAATAGTATCAAATGACAAACAATTATCTTCTAATTCTTGGACTAAATTCTTCAAATCATTTTCAAAAGTATACTGCAAAGATTCCATTCTTTTCTTCCACTGAAGATATCTATCTTTAGCTTCAGAATCAAATACTCCACCCCACCTATCACCTGATACGAAGTTTGCAACTAAAAAATTTGCTACTTCTTCATCTGAATAATTCTTAGCAATTTTATTGATTGCAAATAAATCTTTTCTTTTTAGAAAGGCATTTTTAGTAGCCCTTACTTTTCCTTTCTGTTTTATAACGTCATACTTATCTGTAGTAAAATGTAACTTCAATGCAAGATAAAATCTGTAAACCTCAAATGCGTCCATTATCATAAAGGGAGTTTGCCTCGTTTTTTCAAATAATTCTGTTCTTCTGCTTCCAACTGTATTTTTTCCTTTAAGGATTTATTAACTAATCCGGCGATAGTTTCAATATCAATATCTATTTCCTCACAGTATGAGATTATTGCCTCCATATACCCTATTTTAGAATCTTGAACTTTCTTTTCAATATACAACGAAAATTCGTTCGGTGATCTAAATTTCTTGGTAATTATTAAACTATCTGTAATTATATCCATCTTAAGTCCTATTATAATATACTTATATGTATATGTCTATACTATTTGAACAACACCAGTGCCATAATTACAGCATGAATCATAAAACCAAATCCAATAGTAACTACATTTAACATATCTTTCAAAATTGCAGCTCGAACAAAGAATAATGCAAGACCTGCCCAAATAAACATTACTAAATCTACTGCTGGCATTTTTTCGGTTAAGCCTGCCATTACTGCTAACATAGTTGGAATAGTTGCTGCATGTATAACTATAACAGCAATCCATGCAATAGTTTCAGCAGTTGCTGCAGTAAGTTTAGTTCTGCAAAATTCAGTAATTGCTTTAAGATTAATTACTGGCATAGTAAGTTTTAATTTGCCTAGATTTTTTTCCATTTTTTTACTTGTAAAAGATGTGATTGCCTATTTTGGTAATTTTTTGTTTCTTCCATCCTGGAGAAACGTAAGTGGCATGGTAATATAGAGCATCGTTTAAGATGTCTAATCTAAATCCTTCAAGTAAAACTTTCTTCGCAACTGAATAACATTCATCATATATCTCCGGATGCATAGGTTTTGTCTTTGCATTAGTTTCACAATACCAACTAAATTGGCATACTACTTTTTCCATAAAAACATTCTTTTGATAAACAACCTTACAAACATCACTTGGAAAAAGACCAGATTCTGCTCTATTAAGAGTGACTTGTGCCACAGCAACTTTACCCTCAAAAGATTCTTTAGCTGCTTCAAAATAAATGTTTCGGGCAAGACATTCAAGTTGTTTTTCTCTTAGTTGTAAAGTAACTCCACTAGTTTCCATCTTCTGTGACTTAAGACTATCCATTTTCATTTCAACTACTTTGAATAGTACATTACCAATTACTACTGCGGCTAAGCATACTAAAAAGATTTTAACTAATCGTTCCATTTAAACTCCTACTTGGGGGAGGCGAACCTCCCCTTTCAGATTACTTCTTAGTAGATGGTTTTTCTACAGAGGTTTGGGATACAAATCCGTTTAGAATTTGTGCTTTTTGAATTATCTCAGCTTCCGTTGGAAAAGAAGGGAAACCTGGATGTTCTGGGGGGATTTGACCAGCATGTCGAGCATTCTCTACTTTAACTGTCCAGTCATTAGAGATAGATTCTCGTTTGCCGAAATAATCTTGTTCAAGCATGGTTTGAGCCATTTTTAATAACTCAAGCCTAATTTCAAAAGGTGACATATTACTCATTTACTTCTCCTTGTGTTTGTGTGTGAAAAATGGTGGTTTATAAGGTTCCACCAAACCTTAATTTTAGTATGCGAAACGCAATCCTACACCATATGCATCTTCTTTAATGTTCTGATATGAACGACTAACACTTGCGCTTACGCTTGTTGCTTTAGTAAGGGGAATGCTTACTCCAGCAAAAGCAACTGTTTGCTTTGGATTATCACTGTCCCAATTAATACGAGTCTTAGCTCCAGCGAATCCCCAAGCCTTACCAAGTGGCATACCTGTAGATGCGCCTACTAGGCCATAAGTAAAGTCTCCGTTAACTTTACCATTAAATCCATTATCGTAACCCATACCTACAAAAGTATTTAAACCTTTGACAAGGTCTTTGCCTGCGGTTACTTCTACACTATTTAACATACCGCCTTTATCGAAAACTGCAGTACGAACTTGTAGACCTAAATTGAGACCCATCATATCTTTTCCAGCACGAAAATACTGAGCTGTACTTTTAGCACCGTTACCGTTGTCCTCAACTTTATCTACATCAAAACTAACGAAATTAGCAGCTTGCGCTGATCCAAATGCTGCAGTTAAAGATAAAGCTAGTAAAAGTTTTTTCATTAAAAATCTCCTGTGTGTTAGGCAGTTCTTGGGTAAGAAGGTGAACTGCCGAAACCCCCTCAGGTTTAAGCAGCTAGCTTAAGGTCCTGATAGAAATAGTCGTCGTTTGCGTCTATTTAGATTGCTAGGATTACGTCCTTCGCCTAACGAGTTGTCCACTTACTTACTATTTGCCCCGTCGAAACCTGTTCATCCCCATCAGAAGCAGTTCAGTTTGGATTCGAACCTTGTTCTAGTCTTGTCGATCTGCGCTTCCCACGGTGCTGACCGAACTGCTTTTGGTGGAGATGGGCGGAATCGAACCGCCGTCCGAAACATGTTTCTGCTTGCTTCATACAACTATAAGAATATATATTAACTGTTTAAGACTCTAGATACTGCAGTAATAACGGCAGCAATTCTTCCAATATCACGAAGTTGTTCTACTGTCATTCCTTCTTTTTTAAGGGTATCATAATGGGCTTTAACACAAAAATGGCATTTACCCACTATGCTTGCAGCCAAACTAAATGCCTCAAATCTTAGCTTAGTTGTTCCGCCGTGATTAGCAATAGCATTCATGCGAAGTGAAGCTGGCAATCCTTTTAAATTTTCATCACCAGTCATTTCAACATATGGGTACCATACATTATTCTGTGCCATGATACTGGCGGCAGTAAGTGCAGAATTATACTCTGCCCCACTATACAGCATTTCAGTTTGGATAAAAGAAACTAATTTTCCATTACCCGTAGAGAACGCTGCAGCAAGAGCACAACCCATCGCTACATCCCCAGGCAACGAACTACGATTTAAAACAGCATCAAGATTTAACTTGATGTCTTTTGCATAATCAGGAATTCCATCGTAAATTTGTTTTACCCAACTCATAAAGTTGCACCACCTACAGCACGATTACATGGGCAGAGTTCACCAGTTTGTAATGCATCAAGAATACGAAGTGTTTCTTCTGGATTACGACCAACATCTAAGTTATTAACTGTGACATGTTGAATAACATTATTAGGATCAACAATAAAGGTTGCCCTTAATGCTACACCATTTGCTCTATCAAGAACACCTAATTGAGCAGCAAGACCACCATCTACGTAACGACCATCTTCATATTCTTGTGGTTGCTTAAGTAAATCTGCAAACATCCATGAATTAGTTTTCTTTAGATCTTCGTGAGCATTACGCCAGGCTAGTTTACAGAATTCATTATCTGTACTACCCATTAACAATACCGCATCACGATCATTAAAATCGTTAACAAGTTTATCATATGCAACAATTTCTGTTGGACATACGAAAGTAAAATCTTTAGGATAAAACATAATAACTTTCCACTTACCAGGGAAGGATGTTTCCGTTAGGTCCTCAAAGGCACCTTCGGGTGTTAGAGCGCCGGGCTTAACACCAACGATATTGAACGAAAATAGTTTATCACCAACAGTTTTCATTTGTTTTTTCCTTTTAAGTTTGTAAGTTGCAAGGGGAGGATATCTTCGCATAAACATATTATAATATGAATAGTAATGGAAGTCAAATAACAGTTATCCGTTCGTATTCATTTCGATAGAGCAAAAGGTATTTAACCCAATTATCTCTTTTCTCAAAAAATACTTGCGGATAATCATTTTCAACAGATATAATTACTACTAGTCTTGAAATGGGAATACCTGTCATTTCCTCATACATTATAGCATATGCTGCACATTGCATAAAGTATGAATGGATGTGATCTTTTTCTTTACGTCTTGATGATGTCTTAAAATCTATTACTGATAATTTTCCTTTATACTCACCAATACAATCTACAGTGCCAGACATTCGCAGATGATTAGAAAACATTTGTTGTTCTTGACAATGAACATTATCAATATTTTCTAATATTGGTTGAATAGAAAGGAAATTTTTCAGATCAAATGGATTCTGTATATCACAATCTTCGTTGTTTATATATTTTTCAACTATATTATGTAATCGAGTACCTCTACCAGCAGCTGCTTTAGATATTCTATTAGCTTCAGCTTCGCCTACACGCTTTCGCCATTCAATAATACCTTCTCTATTATGTAAAGATAAAACAGTAGTCACCGAAGGATATTTGTTACCCTCCGGTGTTACATAATATCTAGTGCCATCTGGTCTTGTTACTCTTTCTAACTTTGGTATCTCTTTAGCAGTACCAACATGATTAAAATGTTTCAATTGTTATCCTTGCAATACCTCAATGGCATGGTTATAATGTTTCACTCTATCTTCAAGACCAATAAATCCACCATTGATTTTCTTAGTCATCATTCTTAAATCCTGCGCATCTGCTAATTCGTTTAATCTATTAGCAGTCCAGAACCAACATGCTGAATGTATTGCATAATATGGCTGAGTGAGAACATCTGGTTGTTGTAATAAGGTATCGTCTTCAAACATTGCCATACTGCAACGTTGATAATTAGATTTACCAGTAAGTTGAATTAAACCTCTACCTCTAAATTTATAACCTTCACCGGATGCCTCAGATCCATTACCCATTCTATTAGCATAAACTCTATTGGCAATTTTTTCAGGTTGTCTGTGATATTGCTGTGCCATTTCAGCAGTTGGAAAATATTTTGGAAATATTTTACGCAACCCATCAGCGGAATAATTTAAATTTTCTGATAAGGTAGTAAAACCTCCTGATTCATGGGCACATTGAGCAATAAACGCTGCGACTCTTGCTATGTCATATATA